AGAGACTCGGTAGGTCTTCGAGAGTGTCTTGATGATCCTGCCGGTCGAGCCGCAGCCTCGGTCGGTGTGGTCGTCGTAGAAAGCGTGCGGCAAGTCGATGGTGATCCGGCCGGTCGAACCGGTGCCGTCGCAATATCGGCAGTCGCTGCGGTCGAGGTGCCCGTCGGGAGCGCAGGCCGAGCATTCGGAGATCATGCCTTGCCGATCTCGATCACGCGATGCTTGTTCCCGGTGAACCGTTCGGCACAAGCTTTCATTGCTTTCTCGGCGGCTTCACGAGTCGGGAACGAACTAGATTCGAACTCGTCGACCCAACCATTGAGATGTTGGGCGAAGTACTGAACTTGAAACTTCATGATGTTGTCTTTCTTGGTTGGGTTGGTCATTATGGGAGCGCCTCGAAGCTCGTAGCGCCTGCCGCCTTCGCTGCTGCCTTCGCTGCTGCCTTCGCCTCGGTGAATGATCCGTTGAATTCGAACCATGATCGGGGGTCGTCGTTGCCGTTGAAGCTGAACAGCCAGAGGCCGTTGCCCTTCGGCTTGCGGAGGTGAGAGTTCTCGAATTGGCGACTGCTGAATCGGGGTGCGGTGCGGGTGCTCATGGTGTGTCCTTCGTTGGTTGAGGTGTCGTGCGCCGCCAGGAATCGAACCCGGATGAACCGTTCGGCGCTGGTGATCAGAACAGTTCAGACATTAGCGACTCGATCAGAGCCTCTTCTCGTTCTTCGGCCATCTGGCTCGGTGAGCCGTACGTGAAGTAGTGGTGACCGTTCTCGCACTCCCAACCGTCGGCGACGTCTGTGACTGCTGCTCCGCAGGTGACAGATTTCCAGCAGTCGGCTTCGGACGTTGGTTCTGGGTGGCCTGAAGGAACTTCGAGCTGCCAAGTACACGAGGTCGAGTGACCAGCTTCGGTGAGCAGACCTGCTTCACGTTGTTCCCGGACGAGGCGACGGCGAAGTCGTTTCTCGGCTTGGTTCGCGGTGCGGAGCGCTGCTTCTGCTTGACGTTGCGCACGTTGTGCTTCGACGAGTTCGGCGGTGAGTGCTTCGATGTTTGCTGTGGTTGTTGTTTCCATGTAGTCACCTTAGCGCGTTACCAACGGCTTGACGCGTTACTTCTCGAAATTTCTTCACAATCGCCCAACGATCACCCGGCCGAAGCCGACGCACTCATCGCAAACCCTGTCCCGCTGACCGCCTGTGCCGTCGCAGGTCGGGCACGCCCTGAAGATGAGCCGAGGTCGTTTCGCCGGTGGTTCGTACTTCGACGGAGGACCGCAGAACGTCATCGCAGCACCAGCAACTGCGAAGCGTTCGAGCGGGCGTGGACCTGCCGTCGACCCGAAGGCTGCGGTCGGGCGTTGCCCTGGATCAGGTGAAACATGTCGGCGACCCGAAGGCCGAGGATCGTGGCGACCTCGTGGACGTGCACGCTCTGCCAGACCTTGCGGCCCGAGCAGACTTGGTCCTGGCACTTCACGAGGATCGAGCCGCCAGGCTTCACGCACCCGGCAGCGAACTGAATGCCCGAGCTGATGAGAGCGAGCACCTCGTTCGGCGAGGTGTACTCGGTGAGACCGAAGCGGTCATCGAAGCTCGTGTCGACGAGCGCCGTGCGCCCATCTCGCCGACCCGACATCCGATACGGAGGATCGAAGACGACCGAATCGAACGCGTCGACCCAGTGCTCCGGGACCGTGCTCGTCACGTCGAAGCTCCAGTCGGCCTTAGCCTCGTCGAGGTCGTTGGTCTCCAGATCCCGAGGCCGGTGGTCGGTCCAGAACTTGCCTTCGCCGAAGGTGAGGTCGAGCACCCGGCCGTCGAGGTATCCGAGCTTGGCGACGTCTGCGATTAGCTCGGCGTTCGTGCGCCATGCGCCGTAACTGAGAACTGTCATGGTGTGTCCTTGCTTGTTGGTTGGGTTCGGTCGTTCAGGCTGCTGCTGCCTCCCTGGCGGAGCACGACGATCGTCGCCAGCCTGGTTGCCATCGATGGCTCGATGCGCCGCACGGTCGGCCACAGCGCCTGCCAGACGGTGTCGTTCCGCACTGCGTCGGCGAGCCGGTCGCCACTCCAGTCTGGGCGAAGCTGTTCGAGCTTCGACGCCAGACCGAAGGCGAGCCGGTGTCGCGCCTTCTCGTGGGCAGGGTGGATCTCGGTCATCGGATCTCCTCACCCTGGCCGACGTGTTCGATCAGCTCGAAGATGCCGTCGCCGTTGTTCTCGTCGAGGATGAACTGCATCAGCGCGGGTCCCTCGGCGAAGCTCACGGATACCCAGGGACCGAACTCGTCGCGGCCTGCGTAGGTCTCGAAGCCTTCGTCCTGGGCGAACCTGCGTCCTTGCAGGGTGAGCACTCGATCCCAAATGTCGCACTCGGCGAGAATCTCGGCGAGTGCTTCGACCGCCTTCGCTCGTGCGATCGACCGGTTCCACTTGTGTTCTGCTGGCATGAATCCAGTGGTGATCATTGTCTTGTCCTTCGTTGGTTGGGGTGGTTGAAATTAGATTGCGAGGCCGAGTTCATCGGCCAATTCTTTGATCCGGCGAATCACGATGGCGATAAACTCGTCTGATTCGTATTCAATGTCGCCGTACCCGCCTTCCATGATGTCCAAGTAAGCGTCTTCCTCCTGGCAGGAGAGTCGCCCCCAAGCTTCGACGTTGCATTCATTGGCCTCATATTCCAAGTAGGCGTCTTCTGAGAGTCGCTTCCAAGCTTCGGTGTTGGTTTGTGTGCTGGCGCTATATCCGGCATCTACGGTTGCTACTAGGGCTTCGAGTTGGTCTTTCGGGGTTTCGCTCATGAAGACACCATAGCGCGTTACTAACGGGTTGGCGCGTTACTTCGTGAAATATCTGAGAATTGTTCAAGCGCTTCGCCATTCGTCGAGATCACTGCGGCCCGTCATCTCGCCGGAAGTCCACCGGTCGTGCTGCTCGACGCGACACATCGGGCACGGATGGACCGCACCGTTCTGGCCTTCGACTTCGAGCCAGCCGGTGTCCCGGCATCGAGCGCAGCGCTTGTCGCCAGCCGGGGTCGCCGAGTTCCACTTCCTCGACTCGGCCGAGAGCAGTTCACGGTAGACCTTCATGAACTCGGACCAGTGAGGCCAGAACGGGGTCGAGTCGCCGAGCTGGTCGAGCGCCCGGTCGGCCCGTTCTGCTTCTCGCATCTTGCCGAGGTTGCGAACCCAGATCGACATCGAAGCTTCGTCGACATCTGCGTTCGGCCAGATCATCGCCATCTTGGCGAGGTGCCGTGCGACCTGCTCGTCGTTCATCGGTTCAGTTCATTCACGCTCGGCTGGTCGAGTTCGGAGGATCGTCGTCGGGCGTCGGCTTGGACCTTGGCGATCATCGCCAGATTGTTCTCGATGTTGGTCTGCTTCTTGCCCTTCGGCTTCGGAGCCTGGATCGCCTCGACCTCGGCGAGGGTCATGCCGTCGAAGTTGTCGAAGTCGCGGTGAGCGAGGTACCGCTCGGCATGTTTCGGGAACTCGTTATCGCAGTGGTACATGGCGACGTGTTGGTGAGCGGCTCGCCGGTCTGCCGCCGAGAGCTTCGACCACTGCTTCGCTGCGTTCCACTTCGAGCCGACGTGCCTCGGCCGAGCAGAGCCGATCCGGTAGTCACGCCAGAACGCATCGAAGGCTTCGGTGTACTTCGTCGCAACACTCGGAGACGCCAGGACCAGATCCGTCGGCGTTTCGTCAGAAACGTCAAAGGGGTTTGACCTTTCGTCTTCTTCACCTTGGTCTTCTTTAGGGATAGTCTTCTTATGCGGTGCTGTTTCGCGCTCTCGCGTTTCGCGCTCTCGCGTTTCGCGTCCTCGCGAAACGGCATCACGGTCGAACACCCGTTCGCATTGAGGTGTGTCGTGCACGATGTACGTCGTCGCAGCGAAGTCGCCGCCCTCGCTTCGAGTCTGACTTCGCTCGACGAAGCCATGCTCGATGAGCAGCTTCATCGATGAGTTCACCGTTCGAGTGCCGACGCCGAGCGCCTTAGCGATCCTAGCTTCACTGGTCTGCCAGCCCTCGTCGTGGCTGAGCAGATACACGAGCACCTGGCCAGGTCCGAGCTTGCCGAAGTCGTAGCGTGCCGTATCGTTGGGAACCCGTGTGAATGGGTCGGCCGACCGGGTGCCGATAGTTATCTTCGTCATGTTGGTGCCGCCTCCTGGCGACCGTTTGTTGTTCGCTGATGTCCGTGGTTGGGTGCGGAGTGTTACCCTAGCGGATGCCGCCGGGGTGCTTCATGTTCGCCTCGGTCGCCTGGTCCTTTGGTTGGGTCCAAGTGAAGCCACCGCCCGTATCAGGTCGGTGGCTTCACTATTTCCCACCAGAGGCTCTCAGATCGTTTCTAAGGCTTCGAAGCCGCCGAGCAGGGTAATTCCCCGGACTCGGCAGCAACGAAGCTCTAGAAGCTACCTGTCGGCTCTAGAACGGCTCACCGGCCAGAACCTCGGTCAGAGGTTTCGGATTTGAGCCGCCATCATTCCCGGTGCGCTCGTTCCGGCTGACCTCGACCGAAGCCCACCGAAGCGAAGGGCTGACTTCGTCGGCGATGATCTCCACCTTCGACCGCTTCTCGCCCTCCTTCGATTCCCAGGTGCGATAGCTGAGTCGGCCGGTGACGACCACCCGATCGCCTCGACCCAGACTTGACGAAACGTTCTCGCCGAGCGTGTCCCAGCAGGTCACGTCGAAGTAGTTCGCCTCTTCGGTCTCGACGCCGTTCCGGTCCTTCGACTTCTTGTTCCATGCGACGCCGATCTCTGCGACCGCCGAGCCGTTCGGCAGGAACTTCAGCTCTGGATCTCGCGTGAGGTTGCCGACGATTGTGATTGTGTTTCCGAACATGTTTCTAGTTTCCTGTCTTTTGTGATTGTTTGATTGTGTGCCACACGGCGACGGGTCGCCCGTGTGCTTCCCGTCGAGTCGTCTTGATATATCGGCCGGTAGGGCGGCACAAACCGGCTGCTTTGGCAGTCCGCATGACACCGCCCATCGCCCTAGGTTCGTGAGTCGTTATATCTTCGTGTTGGATCTCCATGCACTCCCAAAGTACGTCGGTAGTGAATTCGATATCGACCGTGGCAAGGTCTTCGATCAGGGCCATGACGGTCTTCGTCCATACAGGGTTGGCGTTGACCCGGACTCTTTCGATCGCTTCATCAGTCACTTCATCGTTTGTGGTCATCCCAGCTCCTCGATGATCTGCTCGATCAGCATCGTCGCCACGCCGAGATTGCGAACCAGAATGGCTCGCGGGTCGCCCACTTGAGCCATCCACTTCGTCTTCGCTTCGGCCCGCTCGTCGTCGTCTTCGATGCCGAGGAACATGTCACGGAGTTGGGCGACCTGCCCTGCCGAGATGACCGGCTCGGCATCCGGGATCGCCGTCGCTTCGTTGTCCATAGTCGGATCCATCGTCGGGATACACAAGAGCTGCGCGACCGCCGACTTGTATCCGTAGCTCATGGCCTTGCCCGGTCCCTTGTCGCCGTTATCAGCGCCGATGGCGAAAGTCCGCACCGGTCGAGGCAGAGTCGAGCCGTCAGGCCCCACGACGTCGTACTCGATGTGCATGCGAGTCTCGGTCCAGCCGTTACGGCCAGCCATCGGCACGATCTCGCACGACATGACGTGCGGGACGAGGATCAGGCCGTGCTCGTGCATCGCCGGAGCGATCCCGTTGATCAGCCCGTCGATGCCCCTGTACCGGTAGCTCGGTCCTCCGCCCGACGTCTTGTCGTCCTTGCCGACCGCCCGGATGTCGCGCATCACAGCGGCGACCGCCTCCGCCGCTGACTTCAGTTTCGTTTCTTCATTGCTCATGTGGTTCTCCTTGGCTGGTAGTGCAGGCCGGTCGATTTGACGGCCATCGCTGCTTCATATTCGTCGGGTCGTTCCGCCTTGAACGCCTTCGAGTCGAAGGTCGGCGTGGCGTAACGTTCCCGAAGATCGGGGTCGACGAGATCGGGATCGAACCGCCGGGTCTGTTTCCATGAGACGACCTTGCGGCCATCGACCAGACCAGCGTCTGCGCCCTGGAGCGCCTTAGCGATGATCGCATCGTACTCGGCGATCTGAGACTCGGCGGACTTGATCACCCTCTTCATGTCGTCGCGGTCGTGCCACGCCTTCTCGGCTTCGCCGGTGAGGGTGATCTCGACGCCAGGTGCCTCGACTCGTGTCGCAGCGAACTCGGCGAACGCCTTCGGGTGCGCCGGGTCGACGTCGGGTGGAGTAAGGGCGACGACGTGCCGCCAGAACTCTTCGAGCCGCAGCTCGGTGTCCTTCGTGTCTGCTTCGTCGAGCATCACCTCGACCACCCTGATGTCGTTCCCGCCGACCAGGCCGACGAGCCAGCCTCCTACCGCACCGATCACCGACGCGTTGTGCTTCACCTGGGCGATGTAGCCGTTCGGACCTGAGATGCCGTCGACCCATTCGGCCGCGGCGTACTCGCCGACGTTCTTCGCTTCGAGGACCATCAGACCTCGGGGGTCGCCGGTCACGATCGCGTCGGGTGATGCTGCCAGGAACGGGATCGACTCGTGCCGCCAGGTCGCCGAGGTTGCCTCGACGTTCAGGCTCGGGTTGTTATCGGCGAACCATTGAATGATTGATGCTTCGAGCCGTGTGCCCCAGTCGGTGAATCGGTTGCCGACGAACTCGCCGCCTCCGCCGATCTTCTTCCGCCAGACATCGGCGGGCGTGTCGTATTTCGAGATGCCGAGGATGCCTGCGACGTCAGAGCCGCCGATGAACTCGCGGCGAATCGTCGTGTCGGTCTTCCAGTTCGACCAGCGCCCGTCGGGTGCCCTCATTTCTCGACCTCGACTCGTGCAGCCTTGCGGCGAGCCTTGAACGCCCGCTGTCGTTCGGCGTTCCACTCACGCGCAGCAGTGCGGCAGGCTTCGTCCATGTCGGCGAGGCCGTGCCCTTGCCGTCGGTGCCAGCCGACCGCCTGTCTTGTTCCGCATTCTGGTTTCGGTTTGAAGTTGCTCATAGAACCGAGAGTATAACGCGGTCTGATCGTGTCGCGTTACTTATCGGCCAACTGTTTGTTCTCGCCGCTTGATCCGGTCTTATTTCTTCTTCACTTATTGCCGTTGTTCATGATCCGGTCGGTCATGCGCTCCACGGAACGCTCGATCCTTTCGATCGCCGCATTCTCAATGATCACATGTTCAGCGAAAGACCTGTCCAAGGCTTTCACCTCGACAGAGAAGGATTTGATTTCGGCAGCAAGATCTGAGTGCTGCGTGGACATGAACGCCTGGATTCCATCTATTGATCTACGAATCATTTCTTCCGATTCCTTAGCCGAGTTCACGGAAACCAGTTGAGCATCGCCGCCGTCGCCGTTCTCGTGGGTCAATGCTTCCCGCAGCCAGTTGACGAATGATCTCTTGCCCCAACGTTGAACCGCAAGGAACGCAAGGAAGATCGGAATCACTAGAACGACTACGGTTTCGCCTACGTCCTTCGAATGACTTATGAACTGGCTCACCTGTAGAACCACCTGGCTGCTGCGTGACGAACGTCAACGTGTATCACGTCCTGGCCAGGTCTCGAACGAGCCAACATGCCGACACCGTTGAACCCGGCTGCACGAGCTTCGGCTTCGGTGATCGGCCGTTTCGTCAGCGCCCGATCGACATCGACGGCTTTGCCGTAGAGATGTTGTGATCGACTGGCACCGCCGATCCTCTTATTGTGAACGGGGTCTCGATACGCTGACAGAATATAGATCGGCGACCCGATCGTCTTTCGAAGATATTCGAGCGAGAGCACAAGTTGCCGATCGACCTTGAGAACCTCGTTCGACAAAGTCACTCGACGTTCACCCTTCGTGATGAATTCTTTCATCTTGAAGTTAGCCGACAACCTGAACCCGTGATCTTTCGAATCGTTCATTGCCCGACAGGTGAGCGGGCCAGGTATACCGTCGACTTTCAACGGTTCCGATTCGTACAACCCGCGGCAATACGCGCCCTGAAACGTCTTCACGAACCGTCGAGTCGTAAAGTTCAACCGGCCAGTCTTACGAAGCGGCACCCCGGCTTCGTTCGCGAATACTTGAGCGAACTTCGCCCCGGTGCTCACTGGCCGATCTCGCCGACGGGTTCAGCCGACAGTTCAGCGATCGAACTAGCAGACCAGACGCCTTGACGCATAACGACAGCCGCAGCGGCTGTCACGAAGGCGATCACGCCCGTCAAAGTCGTGAAGTCGGCAGCGGTCAACATCGGGATAAGTATCGAGAGCACGGCAATCAAGCCGTTACCAAACACGATGATCTCGTTCTTCGGATCAGTAAAATTGGGGAACCATTCGTTCATAGTGCCCAGGCTTTCATCTTTCGTCGCCTTCTTTGGGACGCGATCAAGTCACCATCATGAGCTGAGCGCCGACCGCCAGCCTCGTCGAAGTCATCTCACCGGTGATCGCATTGACGCCGATATTCGGTGGCACGGATTCCCACGATGCGACCCCGGCGACGAAACCTGCACCGACGACCGACGCCGACACTGTTGCGCTCGTTCCCGGCCAGGTGATATCGAACGCATCCGACACTGCGGCCACGTCGACAGCGACCGAAGCGCCGGTCCACGCCACACCGCCAGGGTCGAACGCGCCACCGGCCGAGATCTCGACCGTGATCGCCAGGCCAGCCCAGATCGTGACGCCTGGGTCCAGGGTGCCCGACACCGGAGCGGCATCGACGGTAGCGCTCCTGCCAGCCCAGATGGTGACGCCGGGATCGAGAACGCCCAAGACCGGCGTGATCGAAACAGAAGCAGTGTTCCCGGTCCACGCCACACCGCCAGGGTCGAACGCTCCACCGGCGAACGGTTCGACCGACACCTGAGCCGAGGTGCCCGCCCAGGTTGAGACGCCAGCCGTGAACGAGTCCGAGGCCGGTTCGGCATTGACGGTCGCCGTCGCACCTGCCCAGTTGACAGCCCCGGCGATGAACGAACCCGAGACCGGCGCAACATCCCCGACCTGGCTAACACCCGAACCAACCCAGGTCACACCGCCTGGTGCGAACGACCCGGTGGCCGGTGCAGCGTCAACCGAGGAAGGTGCGGCTACCCAGGTGGCCCCGCCAGCGGTGAACGATCCGGCGACCGGTGTGATGTCGACGCTCGCAGCGTTGCCGACCCAGGTTGAGACGCCAGCCGTGAACGAGTCCGAGGCCGGTTCGGCGTCGACCGTCGTGCCGGTTGCGGTCCAAGTTGCAGCGCCAGGTTCAAACAAGCCCGAGACCGGTGTGACCGAAGTGCTTGTCGTCGCCCCGTCCCAGGTGACAGCACCGGCGTCAAAAGAACCGGTGACCGGGACGGCATCAACCGTGCCAGGACCGCCGACCCAGGTAACACCGACCGCTGTAAATGATCCGGTGACCGGTGCGGCATCGACCGTGGAACCCGTGCCAGCCCAGACCGCAGCCCCAGCAGTGAACGATCCCGAGACCGGTGTCGCGTCGACCGTCGTGCCCGCGGCGGTCCAAGTCGTAACGCCAGCCGTGAACGAACCCGAGACCGGCGCAATTGAGACCGAGTTCGCTAGAGCCGAGACCCCGAACAAGCGGATCTCGCCCGATTGCCAGCGGGCCGTGCCCTTAAGAGTCGGGAAAACGATCAGATAATGATCGGCGGTGGTCGTGTTAGAGAACCCGACCGTCGCTGAATTGGCGTCGGACAACGTCCCGGCAAGCTGCCTGGATGTCGGCAGCGTGATCGCCCCAGACGCTAATAACGTCCAATCGGCGAACGCCCACGGGCTGGCACCTAACGTGCCGGTTTTGCCCCAGACTTCAAACGATGCCGGGTCACGCTTTGGCTCATCATTGGCGGTCCATAGCTTGATCGAAGTAGCGATGGTGCCCGAAGCGGAAGGTGAAACAACCACGCCCGACCCTGGGCCATAACTGTTTAAATGTTTGTTGCCATCGTCGTCAATCGCGAAGCTGGGAGCTTCGCCCGCTGGCCATTCGTTGGTCCCGATAACGATGCCACCTTGGACACCTTCGACGAACGAACCAGCGCCGAGGTCAGCACCACCGGTGATCGTGTCGCCAGGAACGAAGAGGCTTGCTGGGGAGACCGTGCCGCCCCAGGTCTGATCTGTGCCGAACAAACCCGAGACCGGAGAAACCGACACCGAAGCAACCGAACGCGCCCAGAAACCGGGAACTTCAATACTCGCCAAGTTGAGCACTTGCACGCCGAGGAAATGCCGAGACGCCGACGCATAGATTCCCATGTCGGCCTGTGTCGCCGAAGACGGGTCGTTCACCTGAAACTTGAGCACCGAACCGGCGTCAAGTTCCGAGAGCATCCCCGACGCGTAGTGCGCTTGCCAAGTGTCGGCCGTTGATTGCTGACCGCGCGAGTAGGCACCAGCAGTCCCTAAGGCCTGATCAACCGCGTCGACCTGCCACCTTGACCAAGGCGTCTTGCGATCGCCACTGCCGTTGACGTCGCGGTCCCATCGGTGCCAGCCGATCGCCAAGATCGGAACGGTCCCCGCCGAGTCGTTCACGATCGAGTCGGTACCGATCGAGAACGTACCGTCGCCGTCGGCCCTGAACGTCGCCGAAAGAGGCGTATCATCCCATGTCGTCAGACCGGCGAGAGCCGTAGTGAGCGAGTCGGTCGCCCCGTTGTCGCCATGAATCCACTCGGCCGAATCCGGCAAACGAACGACCTGAAGATAGGCGTCGGTGAGAGTGCCCGGTTGTGGCGTCGTTGACTCTTGTTCGGTCGTCGCTTCAAGCTTCAAGATCTCGGCGGTTCCACCGGTCTCGTGCAGATAAACCCCGGCGATCGGTGGCCCTTCGGCTTCGTTTGTGCCGCGGTCGTAGCCCGAGCCAGACTGCACGTTCACCCCGCCGATGCTCAACCGGACGACATGAGTCTTTCGATCGGTCGAAGTCGAGTAGTTCTCGATCACCGCCCCATAGGCCACCAGATATTTCGTGTTCGCCGCCAGGGTGACATCGCCACCAGTGCCCGAATATAGGCCGTCGTCGTCCTGGGTCTCGGTGTCGAAGGTGACTTGCGTCCAAGTGCCAGAAGAGTCGAGCCAGGGCCGAGTCGTGTTGATCTGACTCTGACCGATACCGGTCTGGTCGACGATCCGGCGAATATACGTGAGACCCAGATCGGGCAACTTCAGAAGCTGAAGAGAACCACCGACACCTGCCCGGGTCTCATATTCCCCGGCGGCTTCGGTCGTGCCAATCGTGCCAGGATTTCGGAGTTCGACAGTGTCGCTAACCGAGAGATCTAGAACCGACGCCCCGAAAGCCGCGCCTTCGCGCGCCCCGCTTTGGTTCCGTATATAGCGGTGCGTCGCCCGGAACGGGTCGATATCGACACCGTTCACGCGTGGCACCAGGGTTCCCGCAGCACGCGTCGAAGCCGTGTCGACTTGCCCGAGGTCGATCATGCAAAGATACAGACCGCTTTCGGTCGCGGTGAACTGAGACGACGACCAAGTTCCCGTGTCGGCGTGAACCGCAGTGTCGAGATCGAGCGTCGAAGGGGTGGTGTTAGATACCGCCGTTCTGGCCGCGACATGGTTTCTGACGAAACGATCACCGACAGCCATCGGTCCTGCCCTTCAGGTTGTTTAAGGTTGCGAGATCACAACGTTGAATCGTGGCAACGTGACATCGCCGCCGTTCGTCACCAGCGGCGAAGTCGGTTCATCGACATAGATGAGTTCGGCGGCAGCGTCAGAAGCGTTGTACACGTAATGAGCGACACAAGTCCAAGTCTCACCGACACCGACCGCCGAGATCGTCGGCGCTGTCGCCGTCCAATCAACCTGATCGGTACCGTCATCTTCGACCGCAGCGACACCCGCGAGATCTTGTCTCGCATAGCTGGTTGCTGCCGCTTCGACCAGCGCCGAAGCGATCACGTCAGACAGAAAATTCCAGTCACGAATTGTTGCCGCCGCTGGCACAGTGCCAGTGAATACTGCCGTGCGAATGTCGAGCGCCGATGCATCGTTAGTCGAGAGCACCTGAAGCCCCCGGTTTGTCATTGTTGCTGCCATGAGCTTGTCCTTCTCTAAAGTTAGATCTTCGTGATTGTGACCATGACCGAGAGACCCTCTGCCGGTGTCGCATGGATGGCGTCGCGGTCGATGTAGAACAGGTCGCCCGCCTCGATATCGGCGTTGCCAGCATCGACGACCCCGTCGCCGATTGTGAACTCGCCAGAGCCGAGAGTGACCGGTGTCGAAAGAACATCGACAGCCGCACCTGATCGAACCCGGCGGACTTGAATGTCCATCGTGCCGGTCACCCCAGGTGTGAACACTGAGACTTGGACATCGGTCACGAGGTAGGTCGTCATCCATGCCGGAGCAGCGAAGCCCGCGAGGCCGTCGCCGAGCACGCAAGCATCTGCTGATTCGAAGACGATCCACCCGAACGACTTGGTGGCGTCGATATCACCCGACGGGCCTTGAGACCCGGTCACCCCGGCGGTGACCACGACCGACGCGGTCGCGCCAGCAGTGACATCGGTTCCTTCACCGAACACCGCGGTCGTGCCGCCACCCATCACGACATCAGTGCTCATGCGATCGCCGGGTCGACATAGACCTTGAACTTGCCAGCGAAGAGCGTCTCGTTCGAGTCGCCTCGCTTGAGATCCCACTCGTGTTTCGTGCCGACGATCACCCCGGCGAGATCGAGCGCAGTCGCCGAGATCGTGAACACGCCGAGCGAGTCATGCGTGACCGTGAGCGCCACCGACGCCGAACCATCAGAGGGATCAATGACCCCGGTCAACGCCCAAGTCGACACGTCGATCAGCACCTGATCAGAGTCGCGGAACGTATACGTGTTCCTGAAGTCGTCGCCGTCGCGAATCAAGAAGTCCTGAACGACAGGCCGGAGGTCTGTCGTGATCGGGTCAGTCGCCATATGACTATCAGATCACAACGCACGCATTTGAGCGGGACGCGATGGCCTGTAGCAACCGCCATTTAGTTCAGGGCATCAGCAAGAAGAGCGTCAAGAATCATGTCTTTCAGCCTTCCTGTAGCACCGGATGAAACCTTCGCCAATGAGGCCATGTCAAGTTCGGAATGTATAAGCCAAAGGACAGCGGAACTTAAATCGGCTGAATGTCCGGCCGGAATCGTTATCGATGCTTGCCCATCAGGAAGAAGAACTAAAGTTCCCAAGTTCTCAATGTTTAAACCACTAGCAGGAAGTGAAACGGCGATATCCGTCCACTCTTCCACGCTGCGGATCATGTGCGGCGAAGTCATGAACCGGTGACGAGCAGCTCAGCTTCGATATGCGCTATCTCAACCAAGTGCATCTGTTTCTCGGCTTCAAGACTCGCCTGCCGATTCCAAACAAGTTGTTCCACAGTCGCAGGCAATTCCGAACCTTGTTCTGTCGGGTTACTCGCTGGGATGCTAATGAAATTGAACTGGTTACCTTCAGTCTCACTGATCAACAGAACTAAATCGTGCCAGGCCANCAGGCCGAGCAGCCTCCCGTCCGAATAGATTGCGGCAAAGTTACCCGTGACTACTTGCTCTTTGCTCTTGTGNAATGGCGCGATTGTGATCTCTCTTGAGTTGTCAGAGAAAGCGTCACGGAATGTTTGAAGCGGTATAGACTTTGCGGTTCTGTTGTCCATGAATACCTACCCTACTTTACGGAGCAGCTCGAAGGGTTCTGTTCGTCCCGTTCAGATACACTGCGCCGGATGGCAACCCTGTCGATGACGTAGGTAAATTGCCGACGAACAAATAGTCGCCGAAGATATGAAAATCGTTGGTGTGCAACGTATCTGGCCTGGCGCTTGTTTGGCCATCGCATGCAATTAGCGCAGACCTGTTATGATAGACGGTAGCATTCCTGCTTCCAGCAATGAAGCCACACTTGTTACCGGTTATCTCCGACGTCTGGCTAGCAATGATTACGGCACGGGTGGTACTAGATCCGCTGATCTCGTTGTCATCGCCTCCGATGATCGCCGATAGTTTTGTGTCTCCGCCGACTCCGTTGATTATGTTGCGTTGACCCGCAAACATTCCTGACATCGCGCTGCTGTCCATCTCATGGCTCTGGCCACCAACAATTACCGAACTCTCTGAGCCTGTCATGTCGGAACCGACCCCGGGACCTCCGGTCCCCACCATTGCGGAAAACTTGGAGTCTTCCATCGTATTTTCGCCGCCAGCTACGATCGCATTCCAGCCCCAGATATTTGTGCCTATGACGTTTGTGTGCCCGGCCAAGATCCCAGAATTCGCGCAACGCATCACGTTTTGCGAACCTCCGATAATGGTGGAAAACTGTATCGTTCCGCCGAAGCTCAAAGAATCAATCAGTGAGGTCCACGATGAGAAGATACCGGCTTGATACCCGCCTTGTATCGCGTTGTTGTATCCCCCGACAATCGTCGAGGACCGGGTGAACTGCATCGTGTTTCCGTTAACAAGCGCGCCACTAGCCTCCAAGCCTCCACCCAGGATCGTGGAACCCGGTGCTGCGTAAAGGGTGTTGTCCAAGCCGCCGACGCTCACAGAATCTTGCGAAGCGTGAACAGTGTTGGATTCACCAGCAACCACCGAGGCGCTGGGCGAAGACGAAACAGTATTCAGTGTGCCGCCAATGACGGTTGAGTTATCGGAGGATGACGTGATCGAGTTTGAAGTCCCAGCAACCATCGTTGCGTCGGCTGAATCCTCGATCAGGTTCAATTCGCCGCCCAATAAATCAGAACCTGGCGCGTTAATCAACTGGTGGTACCCTCCGCCGATCCGGCCGAGCACGTAAGGGTTCCCGCGGTGCGGCGCATAGATAACAACGTCGCCGATCTGAGGTGTGTAGTCCTCGGCGTGAGTGCAGCGGAGCGGCCCGTCCCGCAGCTCGACGACCCTCGTCAAGTAGTCGTACGCGACGACGACGCCGGTTCTGAAGCTCGGGCGATACGTGTTCTCACTCGACTGCTGAGCCACCACCGACGCCAAAATGAACCCTGATGAAACCATTATTCTGCCACCCTCTGAGCTTTGAAAGAAGTCGTCACGTTGACGCCACCGGCTTCGTAATCCCACGATGCTTCGATGATCCGAAACAGCGAGTCGATGCCTCGAAGGTCAGACCGGATCCAGCCGACGTCGCCGACGTCGAGTAGCCGAGCCTTTGAGGTCGTGAACCTGATGTACTCCGGCGGGTCGAAGAGATCCGCCAGTGCTTCGAGCGCCATGTCTAGCTCGCTCTCGATCGCCCCGGTCAGGTTGAACTCTGCCGAGGTCGGCGCAGTCCATGTCGAGTGTTCAGGATCTCGCGAGTCTGCGAAGGCAGGCGACACCGTGCCGGGTCGAGCCATCCACGTAGACCCTGAAGAGTCGCCCTCGGCTGCGACCGCCACGTCGGTCGACACGACCGCCCCTAGAGGCGTGAACGTGTCCTCGATCGGTTCGACATCGGTCATCGTCGAGTCGTCGAAGGTGAAGCGTGAGGCGATCAGGGATCGGTTCAGCGGATACAAAATCGTGAACTGCCCGAACCGGTCGAACATCGGTTGACCACCGTACATCGCGACCGTGGTCAGGACCGCACTCCACCACGTCCAGCCCTGCTCGAAGCTCTGAGCGAAGGCTGGCTGCTCGACCTGGGTCGACAGTTTACGCGGCGTCGAGTCGCCGTTCACCAGCAGGTTCTGGTCTGCCTGCGAGGTCAGCCAGTACGCCGCGTCGGCGGCGGTCCACCGGCCAGCGTCGGCTTCGGGGTAGAGGTCGATCAGTGCCGGGATGCGCGAGTTCGAAAGCAGCGATTCGATCCCGACCATTGTCGCCTGAACGATCTGCTCTTCGGTGGCGCTGAAGTCTGCGACACCCAGCGTGCCGATCGGGATGCGAACCTGATCGGCTCCGGCGGTGCCGAGCAAATAGAACCGGACGCGGTTCTGGCTTCGCAGCGTGAACCAGTCGGCGTGCACGCCGTCGCCGATCCTGAACTCCGCCGAGCCGGACCACTGCCCGGTGCCACCGAACACACCGAGCGACACGCTGCCAGCCTTGCGCAGGGTCATCGAGTTCGGGCAGGCGCACCAAGTCCCGGCGAGTAGCTGCCCATCGTTAGCGACGAGTTCAGCTATCACCGTCAGCCCGTCGAGGTCGTCGAGGTCGGCCGACGATCTGGTCAGTAGGCCCACTGGGAATCCTTCACGAATCGTACGGTCATCTGCGTGACGAAAGCGGTCTGGGCCAGGGCACCGAAGCTGCCCCGATCAAGGCCCGTTTCGAGAACTGGCACCTGCCTCGACGAGATCTCACCGATCGGCTGGACCCATTCGCGTTCGCCGTGTGGACCTCGCAGCAGGATCTGATTCGATTCGAGCGCAGCAGCCAGAGCAGACTCGTCGTCGGTCGAGGTCAGCGTGAACAGGATCGTATAGGTCGGGTCGGTAATCTCACCGGGCACGAGCTGAGACGAACCGTCGGCGCGGTAGGTCAGACCGACGGTCGACTTCTTCCGCACCGACACTTCTCTAGCCGGGATCTCGATCTCTGCGCTGCCAGCATTCATGACCCAGGTCGTCGCCGCCACCGAGATCGTCGCCGATGTCTTGAACGCAGCGACCGCACCCGAGTCGAATGCGCTCGTGGCGACGGCTGCTTCGCCGTCGGTCAGCGCGTAACCGGGACCGCCGTCGAGAACCTTCGCCCCGTGCCAGGCCCGATACGTGAGCGTCGTGTTCAGCGGAGGCCGGTCGATGTAACCGACGATCGCAGTGGAGTCGAAGCTGCCGGTCACAACCTGCTGCCAGGTGGCCCCAGAATCGCCCGTACGCTCGACAGACGACGAAGCCGACGAGTAGTCCACCTGAACTCCGTAAGTCCCGGAGGCGACGACTGTGAACGTCGCAGCGTTCGCTGCTGAACCCATCACCAGAGTGGCCGAGTCGATGTCCTGAACCTGCACCTGCCCGAACCGCTCGAACAGCGCCGTCGCCTCGAACAGATAGGTCGACCCAGGGTGAAGGATGCGGTTCGCCCGAAACCGGAGCACGCCATCCTCTGGCGGGTGCATGTGAGATTCGGTCGTCCCGGCAGTCTGATCGGTAAGCTGAACATGCAACGCCCGAGCCGGATGCCAGTCGATGCCGGTCGGATCTCTAAACGGATGAATGTCGATGCCCGGATCCCACTCTGCACCCGTTCGCAGCCAGTCCGCATCTCGGGTCGGAGGGACACCGGTTCTAGCGACCAGAGCCAGGAACCCGAGATCGGGACCGCCACCAAGATCGGCCGCGTCCGTCGCAATGTTCTCGACGCTAATCCGCACCCGCAGCGTGAGCGGCCCACCGTAGGTGTCCTCGGTGTAGTCGATCGAATCGCCGTGAGTGTCGAACGACATCCGAGGCAGGAAGAACTCGGTCTGCGTGCCGTCGGTGTAACGGTGCGTTAGCCTTCGAGGCTGGACCTCGTGCACCGAACCGTCAGTCGCATCGATCCGCATGAACTCGAACTGCCATCGGTTCGTGATGTCGGTCGCCGAGGAACCTTCGAGCGAGAACCATGCGACACCGGCAGGCAGAGCCACCGACGCCTCGAACCACTCGACACCGTCGGTCAGACCTCCGGCCGTGTTCGTCGCCTTAGGAATCAGCACCGAGGCCAGGCCGTCGAGGGTGACACCGACCGCTGAAACTCCGCCCGAGGTGACGTTCGTCGAGGTCGCCGAGACCACCAGTGGATAGGTCGTGTAAGTCGTCATCGTGTAGTAGTCCCTCGGAATGTGTTCACTAGCTTCTGCTCGAACCGTTCAAGCTCTCTGCCGATCATCATCGCAGTTTCCTGAGAGTCGCCTGCACCCTGGATCGTGACCGCACCGGTCTCTATGTTCAGAGCCACCGACGGCCCGGTGCCTCCACTTCCTTCGCCGAGTCCGGCAAGCATCGCCCGGCTGAGCACGAACTCGCCGGTCTGGAGTACCGCTGGCACTTCGTCTTGAGCGAGGCCCGGCCACGACTGCGCCCCACTATTGGTTACGATGCCGCCATCGTGAAGAATGCCGCCATAGAGGGTCGTGCAATATCCNCCAGCGTCGTAGTANCCCTCGGGGCAATTCAGAACGCCACCGGTCGACGTCCAGTTGTTCCCGGCGACTTGTCCGCCAGAGNTACCGGTTCCGCCAAAGACCCCGCCCGTGTTCGTGTTGGAACCGCCTGTCGAGGTNGGCACGACACCGATGCCGAGCGCCCAGGCGTCGAGCTGCCGCTGAAGATCCGCCTGTGCCGAAGCGTGAATGAACGGGTCAATCGATAAGCCACGTTCTCGGGTCAGATATAGGATCGACGAGTTCGCAGCGTTGTAAGACGTTTGGTTCACCTCGGGTTTCACCGGAGGCTTGCGAGGCTTCGACACTTCTTGCAGAGCCGTTTCGACGATCCCGAACGACCCGGCGTCAGCGATCGCGAACACGTTGAACGGATAAGTCTCGTTGCTGAACTCGTTCCGTAGCACCTCATCGAAGTTCGTGTTCGAGATCGAAGCCGTGATGTAGATCAGCCACTCTTGAAGCGCTTCAGCGTCCATCGCTGCGGTCGCCTCACCAATTGCTATCGCCAGCGGTGACCAGTCGCCCGTCAGCTCTGCCTCGGCGACCAGGCGATCGTACTCTTCGACCCCGAGAAGCGAGATGCCGATGACCCTCTGAGCGTTGGCATTGTCGGCATCCAGCAGCGCCGACACCTCGGTCGACCCGTACTGAGTGACTAGAGCCAGCAGCGCAGCGCTATCGGCTGCTGCCTTCTCGGTCTCGGCGATGAAGATCGTTTTGAACTCGTCGCCGACCAAGCCGTAGGTTGCGATCAGTTCGTCGATCGCCTCGCCGGTCAGGCCAGACTGTTCGAGTGTCTCTTGAAGCGCTGCCACACGGTCTCGTTCGAACGCGTTGACCTCTTCGAGCGACGCGCCGTTCGCAATCATGGCGAGCGTCTGCTCACGGATCGCCGTCGCAGCATCGCGTGAGCCAGAGACGAAAGCGGTCTGCTCTTGATTCGTCGCGTCGTATTCGGTGTTGAACACTTGAAACGTTTCGTTCAGATCAGCGAACTCGCCGATCGTCTTCAGGATCGCAGCGTCGAGATCCTGCTGCGTGCCATACATCCCATCGAGCATCGACTTGAACCTCGACCCCGCCTCGCGTGCACCATCGAACGATTCGGTCTGCACGGTCAGCGAGTCGATCAGATCGTTACCGGCACGCTCGGCCCGCATAGTCGCTTCTTCTAGTGCCTTCTCCGCCTCGGCGACCTCTGCCGATGACAGTGTCACGTTGTCCATTTCGTCGGCGGTGATGCCCAGAGTCAGCGCCAGCGCATCGTTCTCACGATCGACCTCGGCGGCACCAGACGCCACGTACTCGTACTGCTTAGCCATGTTCGACAGTGCGACTTCTTGATAGTTCAGAGCGCCGGTCGCCTTCGCCGCAGCGATCGCCGCCGTCGCCTGATCACCGGTCCACTTGCCCTGCTCGACTCCCAGGTTCAAGTATTCGAAAGCGAGCTTGTTCGCAGCGGCAGCGCCGTCTTCCGCAGCCTCGGCGGTCTTCTGCATCGCCCGACCCAGGTCCAGCGTGTTGATTTCGATCCCGGCCCGATGCGCAGACTTCAGCGCCTCGACGAACCGTTCCATCTGCTCGGCATTGGCAGAGCCGTCGCCGACCGCCATGATGTCTTCGAGCGTGGCACCGAAGCCGACCAGCGAGTCGATGAGATCGAGCTGCCCGAGACCCTCCATCGTAGCGATCCACGCTTGCCCCTCCGGCGACACGTTTGCGAACGCTTCGCTCTGAGCGTCGAGCGCATCCGTGTTCGTGTCGAGGATCCCCGAGAAGTCGGTTACCAGGCCCTGAGCTTCGGCCAGGACTTCCGAGTACTCGGTCGCCCGTTCCTTCGCCTCCTTCGCTTCCTTGCGCCACTTCATGAAAGCGACCGCCGCCGCTCCGAGACCCACACCGACGAGGAGTCCGGCAGGACCAAGCGCCGCCATGCCACCGGCCAGAGTCTTGAACCCTGACGCCATCGGCCCGATCTGCTGACCTGCCTTCATCGTGGCGAACGCCGTCGACACCTTGCCCAGCGCCAGCAGCACCGGACCAGCAGCGGCAGTGATGCCGAGCAGCCCGCCGAGGAACTTCTTCAGAGGCTCGGGCATTCCAGAAACGAAACCGACCACCGCAGACACTGCGCCCGAAACTTTCTCGGCGACCGTCGTCAGGATCGGAACGGTCACCGTCGAGAACTCGATCGCAGCGATCTTCAGGTCGTTCATTGCAGCGTCGTACTTGAACGAGTCGGTCTCGGCTGCGGCAGCGAACACCTCGGCGGCAACGCCCGCACCGTCGGCGACCGCACCGAACGTCCCGGCGATCGTCTCGTTCGACGAAGCCAGGATAGCGTTCGCAGCCAGGATCGCTTCGGACGACCCGAGAAGCTTGTTGAAGGACTCGGTATCGCCCGCTGCTTCTTGCATCAGTCGGAGCGCACCGACGAAACCTTCGGGACCGGCAGCGACCTCGCGGACGTCGCCCATCGTCAAGCCGACGTCCTTGAGGATCTTCACCGCTTCACCCGACGGAGCAGCGAGAACCTTCATCGCCGCGGCTGTCTGGGTGATCGAGATGTTCGCGTTACCGTTCGCCCTGGTCAGCAAAGCGACCGAACCGCCGACGTCGTCGATCGAGATTCCCAACTGAGCGGCGATCGGCAATACCTTGCCAAGGCCACCAGCCAACTGAGACGACTCGAAGTTGCCAGCACGAGCGGTCGAGGCGAGGAAGTCTGCCGCCTTCGCAGCATCGACACCCGACGCGCCGTACTGGTCGAGCACACTCGTCAGCGCCTGTGCGATCGTCCCGGCTTCGCCCATACCGCCAGCAGCCAGCTCGGCCGACACGCCCAGAGCCTCGGTCGCAGTCGCACCACGAAGGCCCGCCGACTGAAGTGTGAACATCGCCTTCGCCAGATCCTGCGGAGCCTGCGCCGTGCGGCCCGCCAGGCCGAGCGTCTCCTGCTTCATCGCCATGACTTCTTCTTTTGCGATGCCGACCAGGCCGGTGATCTTCGAGAACTCGCGGTCGTAGGACATGCCCAGCTTCGCCGTCCCGACGATCGCCGCCGTCGCAGCCGCGGACATCGCAAGCATCGACTTGCCCATGCCCTGAAGCGACTCGCCTGCGGTCTTCGACTGAGCGCCGGTCTGCTTCGCCTGCTTGCCAGCCTTCTCGACCTTGCCGCCCATGTCCTTCGCGTTCGCGCCGGTCTTGCCTGCTTCGGTGCCGAGGCCCTTGGTTTGCCCGCCAGCGGTGCCAGCAGCCTCGCCCATACTCTTCGCCTTAGCGCCGGTCTTCTCCGCGTCCTCGCCGAGGCCCTTCGTCGACTTTGACGCTTCGCCCTGCTTCGCCGTCAGCGCTTCGGTGTCCCCCGCAGCGACGCCCATGTTCTTCGAGTAGTTCCCGACGTCAGCCGTCAGGGTGTAAGAAAGGTTGTAGTCAGCCACGCCCTAAGGGTGTCAGCCCTCGCCGTTGGGGTCGGGACGCGACCAGCCGAAATGAAACCGCTTGCGATCCGACTCCGTCATGTTCTCGCGTGCCTCAGCCAGGATCAGACAACCCTCACACTCGCGCAGGTCCAGCTCCATCGGCGCAGGGATCGCGAGCCGACCGTCGTCGTCGTACCAGTCGGCCGTGCGCGTACCGCAGACGTGCACCGCTGCGTCATGCACCATCTTCGCCAGGATCTTCGCCCGCTCGATGTCGGGCCAGCCCAGGAATTCATCATGGCGAAGCCCTACCCGAAGGCAGAAGTCCATCTCAAGATTGAACCCTAGATCGGCCCTTAACCGTTTCCCAGATCACCGATCAACATCTGGGTCGTAGTCGCGTCAGCCTCGCGTGCACGCCAGAACATTCGCACCTTGTCGTTCTGCGTCCAGGCTTCAGAGGCGAACAGAACCTTGATCTCGTCGAACGTCAACGGTGGCGAGATCTCGGTCTCGCCAGGCTTCACGATGCCCGTCATCGTCGCAGCGAGTAGCACCTGCGGGAACGTCTCCGGGTTCGTCGTCAGCCGCGTGTCGTTTCCGTTCTCGGCCCGGTGCTCGGCCTGCTGCTTCGCCGTAGGCGGATGCTTCGCTTCGAGCTGCTCGATCGCCTGAGATCCGACCGACTCGAAGACGAACTCCCAGACCTCGATCGTGTCGACGAACTCGTCGACCTCGGCGGTCTTCTCGGCGATCTTGTCGGTCCACCCTGCGTCGCGTCTGATCGTCTGCTTCAGCTCGCCGAGTTCATCGCGCAGCTCCGCCAGGCGAGCCGCCTGGTTCGGGTCTGCTGCCATCTTGATCGAGGTGCGGCGTCGAGGTCGCTTCAGCAGCTCGGAGAGAACAGATTCTTGATCGGCCATGTCGGGTCGTCTTTCGTTGTCAGTCGTGCCACCGGTCAGCATGCAACCCGACAGGTGGTGCGAAGGCAGTGTGCCTTCATCGCATCATGATGGCACGACCAACGACCTATGCGGCGAATATTCCGCGAGTCGGTGCCGCCCTGGACACGGTGACCGTGTACGACGAGGCGACGTTCGAGCCGTCCATGTCGTGGTCTCGGAGTGCGACGGTGATCGGGTGCATGATGTACTCGTTCGTCGCAGCGGTGCCCGACTGCCCGAAGACCAGATAGCCCTCGGTCCCGGCAGGCAACGCGGTCCAGATCGGGCGGGTCACGTCGTCCCAATAGAACCGGAGCGTTCCGGTGCCGTAGGTTATTTCGCCGACGATGTTGCCGGTCTCGGTGCTGATGTAATCGGGCACGTTGATCGTCGAGACCGAAGGCTCGAAGCCAGCGTGCTCGAACAGTGCCTCGCCGCCCTTGATGCCGAGCAGCGAGGTTCCCGCCGTGATCTCGGTCTGGGTGATCGCCGCAGGTGCAGCGGGTGCCGAAGATAGGAACGTGACGGCAACGTTCCCCTTGAGTGTTTCTCTTGCCATGATCTGATCCTTCTTTAAGCGGCGAACGTGCCACGGGTCGGAGCGGCCCTAGACACGGTCACGGTGTAAGACGATGCGACGTTGCTGCCGTCCATGTCGTGATCTCGCAGCGCCACCGAGATCGGGTGCACGATGTACTCGTTCCCGACCGCCTCGCCGGACTGCCCGAAGACGACGAAGCCCTCGGTCCCTGATGGCAGAAGATCCCAGATCGGCCGGGTCACGTCATCCCAATAGAACCGCATCATGCCGGTGCCGTACGTGATCTCACCGACGATGTTGCCGGTCTCGGTCGAAATGTAGTCGGGCACGTTGATCGTCGACACGGAAGGCTCGAAGCCTGAGTGCTCGAACATCGCTTCGCCGCCCTTGATGCCGAGCAGCGAAGCGCCTACCCCGATCTCGGCGGCAGTGATCGCAGTCATCGACGCTGGTTCCTGCGCAGTGGTCAGGAACGTAACGGCGACGTTCCCCTTGAGTGTCTCTCTTGCCATGACCTAATCCTTCGAGGTTGTGTCTTCGGCCGGGTCGGCCTTCTTACGTTTCGACTTCGCCGCGGCGACCGTGAACCCGAGCGCCGCCTGGCGTTCGAGAACCTCTGCAAACGGGAACGCCTGTTTCGTGCGTCCGTCGGGGTGATAGAGCGTGATCGTCTTCTGCGGCATCTTCAGAGCTTGCCACCGAAGCGGGCCGACCCTGGGACGCGATCGGATCACGGCGTCGGAGCGACCGCGCAGAGCCAGAGGAACCGCTGCGCCACCGAGAACACTCGGCCCTCTTGAATGTCGTCGTTCGCTCTGACATCGAAGACTCTGCCGATGACGGTCAGCGTTTCCCCCGAAGCGGTCAGCGCAGACGCCACTGGCGACACGAGCATCGCCTCGGACACGGCGTCAGCAGCCAGGTCTCGTAGCTGCCTAGTCGTCGCCCCCGTCGTGACTTGGATGACCGTCTCGAACATGCCGTCGTCGTCGATGAACCCTGGATCGTTTCGGATCTCAGAGATGTTGTAGACGATATGAAACGGGTAGGCCGGAGTCCCGGCCGGTGCTTCGCCGTCGCCGACACCGCCAGCGTGAGCGGCGAGTTCCGAGGTGAGATGCGAGACCGCCAGCGCGGTCGCTGTTGCGAAGCTCACGGCGCGACAATCGCGTCGCGGACGAACGCTGCCGAGGGTGAGAGCCTGACCGTGTAGGTCGCCGCTGCGTTCGAGGGCGACCAGTCCTTGATCGCCCCACGAGTGAACACGGGTGCCCAGTCGCACCGGGCACCTTCGGAGTCGGTCGCCGTGGCGTACGGGACGTCTTGTAAGAAGTAGACCCAGCCGGAGATCGTCGACCCGGTCTCGGTGAACAGGAGTTGCACTTCGTCGGTGAGATCCTTCGACGCGTACAGCCGGAGGTCCATCGGTCCCGAGGTCCGAGACTCCAGAACCTGATGCTGATATTCGGCCCCCGTGTTCGGGATCACCAGAGACGACTCGCCCTGGCGGAAAGTGTCGACCGCCACGAGTCTCGGCGTGAGATCGATGACTCCGACCGATCCCCACGAGACGTCGGCGACGTCGAGCGTCGTGTGTACCGTCGACCGCCAGAGCACGCGGGTGTTACCGCGGCGAGTGAACAGGTCGAGGCTTCGAGTCGAGACGGTGATCGGCATCAGATGCCACCCTTCAGAAATTGCGCTTGCTTGCCCATGCCTTCGACGAGCATCTTTCGGAGCTTCGGCCCGACGACCTGAGCGGCAGGCCCGATCGACGGGTACGGGTATGCCGTGCGATACACGCGGCCAGCGCGGTCGGTGCCGACGAAGCCGAACTCAAGTCGCATCGCCTGCGGTGAATTGTTGCCGACGACCGCTCCGACCTTTCCCTGCCCACCAAGGAGCATCGACAGAGTCCACGATCGGCGGAAGTCACCCGATCTTTCGATCGGACCAGGTCGCCCCGACGAGTTCGCCATCGTCAGCCGTTGCAGCTCTGAGGCACCCTCGAAGACGATCTGCCTGGCCTTCGCCTCTGCCTCGCTCGCTGCCCTGCGTAGCAGCGCTGCGCCTTCCTCTGGGGTGAGGTTGATCGGCATTAGGGTTCCCGTTCTTCGAGGTCGGCGAAGACTTCACGCACCGTCGACATCGACGTGCGACTCCCGATCACGAGCGGCCCGACCAGGCCGACGAGTTCCGGGAACAACGATGCCCCGGTGACGGTGACACGGTCGCCGGTTTGAATGCCGGTCGCCCCGATCGGCAAGGTGATCCGCATAGTCGACACGGCGAGCCGGATGCCGATCCGTGCGAGTTCCTCGCTGCGAGCCATCGACGGCGAGTTGAACTGGCACTGCCCGGAGTAGATCGTCGAGGTCGTCGGCGGGTCTTCTGCCAGGGTGATCGGGTCGAAGGTGCCCGACTCGGTGAGTCGTTCGATCGTGCAGGTGTCGGCGAGCAGGTTGGCTTCGATCCGGTTCGCTGCGGCAGCTAGGCGCGTGGTGAGACTCACCGCTTCAGCCTGCCAGGTGATGCCCGCCGGGTCGGGACGCGATCCGGTCGTCGTGATAATTTCGAGAAAGTTCGCCCGGTAACGCGTCAAGTCGTTGGTAACGCGCTAAGGTGTACTCATGAACGAAAAAGCAACCACCGAAACCACCTACCGCTGGACCGCAATCCACAAGTGCACGATGCGGCTCGCTAACGGCTCGAAGGTAATCACCTTCGACGCTCTCGACTCCGGCACCCGCTGGGAAACGAGCGTGACGCTCACCGTCGACATCGACGCCGAGATCAACACGTTCAAGATGATCTGCGGCGAGTACATCTCAGATCATCACGCTCACGACATGTTCGACGACACCCTCGCCGGTGCATGTATCCGTGCCTACGTCGAGGTCGCAGCATGAGCGAGAAAGCAACACTCACCGCTCAGCTCGCAGACCTCGTCAGCTCATACCAGCAGGCCTGCATCAACCCTCGGGCGAGTCGTCGACTCGCTGGCATCTCGAAGAAGATCACCGCAACCAAAGCACGCCTCGCCGAGATCGCCGCATTCGAAGCGGCAGTCGAAGCAGCAATGATGGAGGAATCATGAAACTAGAACCACTCGCAGCTATCACCGGCAGGACCGAACTCGCCGAAGGCCAGATCACCTTCCGCAAGGCTCACGACTTCGGGATGACGATCCTCCCGGAGTTCGTTCGGGACTCGATGCTCGACGAGAGCAACGCACTCACCGACGCCGGATGGCGCATGTGCGAGACTCATGGCCTCGGAACCCGCTACTGGGTCCGGCTCACCGGCAAGGCCAAGTGGCTCGCAGCGTACGCCACGCACGTCGCACAGGTCGAGTATGCCGAGGTGACGACCGAGGTCGTGCCCTACGGCGACACCTTCTCGATCGTCGCCGGTCTCGGCGAGGCTGACGGTCGAGGTTGGGTGCGGGTCGACACGATGTCGCACAAATAATTTCAGATATTTCACCCGGTAACGCGTCAAGGCTGAGGTAACGCGCTAAGGTGTCTACATGAACAACAACACAACAACCACCCGCCCAGCAGTCGCAGCCCACATCGACGGCCAGATCCTCGAAGCACAAGCAGTCGTCGCCGCCGCCGAGCGTGCCCTGCGCATCGCCCAGGAACACGCCGACCGCCAGGCAGCGAAGTACGACGGCTGGAGCCGGTTCTTCCTCGTACGCAACAACAACGGCCACATTCACCGGAGCCTGAACTGCTCGACCTGCTTCATCACCACGCAGTACTCGTGGATCACCGAGCTGTCGGGCAAGACCGAAGCCGAAGCGGTCGCCGAGCTTGGCGAGATCCTCTGCTCGGTCTGCTTCCCGAGCGCACCGGTCGAATGGACCAACGGGATCAGCAACGAAGCGAAGGCAGCGAAGGCCGACGCAGCGGAGCGTGCAGCCGAACGGGCGATCGCCCAGCAGCTCAAGGCCGAGCGCAAGGCACAGGCCGAAGCGAAGGCAGCGGAGGCAGCGACCGAAGCGCAGGCAGCACTCGCTGCCGGGACCGTGAAGCTGAACCCGACGATCGCCAAGCTGGTCGCAGCTCACCAAGACGTCGAAGTCGGCGACTTCAAGTCCTCGCCATACCGAGACGACAAAGACAAGTTCATAGTCGATGTCTTCTTCCAGGGCAAGCTGGTCTGCACGGTAACTCAGAAGGCCGACGGCAAGGTCATCGCAGCCGGTCGCATGCGGTTCAATCCAGGCGGTGGCGGTCAGTCACAGCACGGCAAGACCAACGACGTCAAGGCTTGGGTCGCTGAGCAGGTCGAAGACCTTCCGGGCAAGAGCAACCTCGACCACGCTGCCAACATATAGCGGCAGGGAGCGAGACCCTCGGCCCTCGGGTCGGGGGTCTCATCTCGTTTTACAGCAGAGGCCCCTAGCATCCGCTCTAAGCTCGATCAGCCAGACTTGGCGACTCTCGCCCGCTCCGCCTTCGCACGCTTGTTGTATGCGATCGCAGCCGCCAGGATCTGATCCTGGCGTTCGTCGTCGTCCTCGATGAGCAGCGTTGCCCGGTCATCGCCGTCGATGTAGGTCGGTGCGTTGAGAAACCATCGACGCGCTCGCAGCGCTTCATCTCGTGTCATACCCGGATTGTATCCGATCAGAAGTCGTCGAGCTGATCGAGCCGAGCGTTCACCGCTGCCGCCCTCGCTGCCGCCTCGACGAGCGCCTCGTCGACCGTCTCTTCGATCAGGTTGCCAGCCTCGTCGACCATGTTCGCCCGCACCGCGATATGTCGAAGCCGTTCGTACGACCCGACCGGGTCGTCGATGTCGAGATCGAACGGAACGAGTTCTTCCCACCGGCCGAGCCAGAGCGCAGGCCGCGATCCTGGCGCGTACACGTCGCCGTCGAGGAACCCGTCGATCGCATCGATGACTTCCTGATTCGCTCGCATCGACGTCAGCTCCGCGGCGTATTCCTCCGGCGTCATCTGGAACGGTCGAGGCGACGAGGTCTTCGCCTGGAAGATACCGCCAGCCTGGGCGACGAGCTGATCCTGCTCCGCTGCCGCCAGCTTCGCCGCTGCCAGGTTCCGCTGCGCCAGGTTCTCGGCCTTGCGGAACTCGGCCAGATCTTTCACCTGCCGCTCGCGTGCCGCTATCTGCTCCGCCGTCGGAGGCGGGAACTTCGGCAACCTCGGCACCGAGCCGACCGCACCGGTCTCGCCGATGATCTCCGACACCGGCAGACCCAGCTCTCGCAGGCCGTTCACGGTCGGCGAGTCGAAGCCGTCGAACACCTCGTCGGCGTTCACGAAGCGGGTCGCCCTGCCCTGGGCGATGTCGGTCGCACCGTCGACCTTGCGAACCTCGGTCAGCCAGAGGTCGACGCCCTCATCGGTCGTGATCTTCGTGTTCCCGGTGAAGTCCCAGGCGTTGCCGATCTGGTCGGGGTTCGTCCTGGCATCTTCAGCGAACCACTTCCGACGCATCGCCTGCCGCTCGGCGTCTGGCAGCGCGTCGTACCACTCCCACTCGGCCTGATCTCGGACCATGCGAGATCTGCCGGTCGCCAGGTCGGTCTGTCGTCGCAGAGGCGGAGGGATCGACAGTTCGCGCACCGGCATGTCGTCGTATGTCTTCGACGCGATCTGCTTCGCGTCCGACCGCAGGCCCGACCGAATAGCGTCGACGCGGCGGTCGGCGTTCAGGAACTCATCTGGCGAGATCTCCCAAGCTGCGAGCAGGTCGCCGAGTTCATCCTGAACCCTGGCACGCTCGGCGAACTTCGAAGCGATCGCAGCCTTGCGAGCTTCTTCGATCTTCGCCGCTTCGCGCTTCGCCTGCTCGATCGGGTCGACCGGTGGCTTCTTCGCTGGCGGCTTCTTCGCTGCCGGAGGCTTCGACGCTGCCGGTGGCTTCGCAGCAGATGGCGCTAATTTGGCCTGAGACGGCGGCTTGGCCTTCACCCCAGGGTTAGCCCTCACCGCAGGCTTAGCCTTCGGAGGCTTCACCGGAGGGCGCTTGTACGTGGTCTGAGCTGCCGTGCGAGGATCAGACCGGCCGAGTTGCGGTGTCGGCTTGTCTGCTACGAAGAGATCGGTCGGGTTCGAGGTCGCCGTCGGTTGCGTCGGGTCGAGCACACCGATCGAGTCGACGCCCAGGTCGGGCCGAGCAGCGGCAGACCGCACGCAGTTCGGGTGGCTGATCGGGTGCCGCAGCGCAGTCTCTCTCGACACGATCATGCCATTCGCCTTCTGAGGGTCATCGTGCGAAGTCAGCCCGCAGTCGGAGCCGTCGAAGAACTCATATGCGACGACCCCGAACTCGTCGCCGGTGGTGATGACACCCTGGTTGTATGCCTTCGCCGTGTCCGTACGGAAGAGCATCTCGGCGTAGGTGTCGATCGTGCGAACCGATCCGTCGGCGTACGTGATCGCCGAGATCGGCATCGGTGCCCCGGTCGCCGACACCGCCTTCGGTGCGAGCTGCTTGAACCGGCGGGCGAGACCGGCAGCGTTTTCGCCTTCGAGCGATCCCTGGATCGTGATCTGCTTCGTAGCATCACGCACCCAGCGTTTCGCGTCCTCTTCCATGTAGGTGGTCGCGAGTAGCACCTTGTCGAACGTCGATTGAGCGAGCACCTGCATCGCCGTCCGGCCGATCTCTGTCCATACGTACTCGGCTGCACCGGCAGCCACCGCCGTCGACGTCGCCCCGGTCGCATACACGGTCGGCAGCACCTCGGTCAGAAACACGCCCGACTGTTTCTTCAGCTCGGCCGTCTCACGAGACACCGTCTCGATCAGAGCGCGCAGGCGACGCGCCCGATACTGGGCGCGAGGCTCGGCGATGATCTCGGCGTACTCGTCCCGCAGCCGCGCCTCGGAGTCGGCGAACAGTCCGATCAGCTTGTCCGGTGCCGTCATCGCCACCGTGTGATTCGGATACGCGTCGGCCATTAGCCGAAGAGTCGATCCCGATCACTACGACCGATGTCGACCGGGACGACGACCGGGTGCCCAGGGTTCGCCAGCTCTGCGCCGTCGAAGTCCTCGGCCTGGACCGCGCCCTCGGCGTCGGAGATCAGATCGGCGAGCGCATCGAGCGTCTTGCCCCACGACTCTGAATAGTCGGGACCGTTCCACTGCGCCGGGTCTTGCAGCAGGTTCGCCCGACGGCGACGAAGGAACACGAGCGCAGTCTTGACCGCCGTGCCCTCGATGTCGTAGCGATCAGAGATCTGCTCGTCGGTCGGATCGGTGTCACCGACCCAGTCGCGGACCTCGTCGAGTTCTGCGTCAGTGATCGCCATGACCTACTCCTTGGCGGACTGAGCCGCCTTCATCGCTGCCTGCTCGGCTGCTGCCGTCAGGTCTGCTTGCTTCGCCGCTGCCGCCTTGCGCTTCTTATCGGTGAGCGCCGCCTTCTTCTTCGCCACCACCGCGGCGGTCTTCGCTGCCTTCGCAGCCTGAGCGATCTCGTCGCTGTCATCCGGGACCGGCTCGGAGCCGATCACGTTCGGGTTATCGATGAGCGCCGCGATCTCGTCGGGCACCTCGCCGGGACCGTAGGCGCGACCGTCGATCTCGCCAGGTTGCCGCACCAGAACTCGCTTCGTTAGCCACGCCATGAGAACTCACTTCGTCCGTACTGAGGAGGATAGGTGCCGCCCGAAAGTACGGGTTCGGGCGACACCGATCACAGTCTAGATGTCTAGAGGCACTCGAAGCGGAACGTGGCGTTCGGGTTGCCGAGCACGGGAACGCTCCAAGTGGTCGCCATCGTGGCGATGCTCACAGGGTTGCGGGTCTGCCAGCTATCGGCGACGATGCCAGGCTGCTCCGCAGGTGACAGGCCGAGAGCCTGAGCTTCGGCCGATACACCGTGAACGGTGTTACCGATCGACACGCCAGCAGGAGGCAGCAGTAGAGCCACGTCAGCGCCGATTACACGGCGAGTTCCTGAGCTGGTGATGTAAGCCTCGTCGTTGATAACGAACGGCGGGAGATCCTCGTTCTGGAGCAGCGTATTAACTGCCTCGAACGAAGCCCGTGGAGTCGACACTGCGAGCGGCGACATAGTTGCGCTCAGCACCTCGGTCGTCTGCCGGAACGCATTCACGACTGCACGCGAGCAGACGATTGCGCCTGGCATGTAGCCGTTCGTGTCATTGTAGGTGTCGACGATCGTGTAGAGATCCGACAGCGCCAAAGCAGCGACGTTCGACCACAGGGTTCCAGCGGTCACGTCGTGAGCAGCAGTGCGACCCCAATCGATGGTGGCAGCGAGGCCACCTTCGGCGAGAACAACCTGACCGGTTTCGAGGGTTTCACCTCGGGCAAGGTTGATTCGACGAGAGCACGCTTGCACGCGATCGCCGACGTCGGAGGTCGCCTGAGCCAGGAGAAGCTCGCCAGGATTCGCACGGGTTCGAATGATGTCGAACTCCTTCATGATCCCGACCTCTGTCATCGCCGGGATCTGCCCGGTGACGGTGGTCGAACCGAACTGCGAGTCGGCGATCTTGCCTTCGACGTTCGGTGCGCGGTACTCGGCGACCGTGACGGTCGCAGTGGTCACCTGATTCACCGCGAAGGTGATGTCGGGAACCTGACGATCAGGCAACCAAGCGCGGAGCGCCTGCGTGCCCTGGTCTGCCTCAAGCGCTGCACGGGCGTACCCGGTGAGCGTCTGAGGATCGATGGCTTCATATAGGTCTTGCAGCATGGCCGCGACTCGCTTTCAGTTATCCGGCCAGGCCGGGAGACAATGGATGAATGAGGGTGATCACTCGAAGGTGATCGTTGGCATCTCGGCCTTGCCAGCAGCGTCGATGACGACCGGCAGGTTCGCTTCGATCAAAGCGCAATGCGTGAGGCGTGAGCCGTGAACGATCGAGGTCGCCGAGGTGACCGGGACGTCTTCGCCCAGGACGCCGACAAGAGTCTCGGTGCCGTCGGCGTTGCCGTTGTCGTACTTAGCATATGTGCCGGTGGCGGTCACCTTGCCGAGCGGGAATCCGACCGGCAGGTAGCCAGGGAAAGCGCCGCCGACATCGGCGACGACGAGGTCGGCCGCGTCGATGGTGACGGTGTATGACGGCTTCGTCATGCCGACTTCACTGGCGAAGATATTGGTGATCGTGCCGGTGGTGCTGGTGGATGTAATCGTGAGGTCCATCGCTGGCCCCTTTCAATGTTGACTAGTTGTTTACGAGGTGAGGGTTCGCCGCTGCGAACAGTGCAGCGCCTTCGGACATCTTGGTCTGACCGGCCGGAGGTTTCGGCATGTCAGGATGGGAGTTGACGATCGGAGCCGCAGCGGGTGCACCTGCGACGGGAGGCTCGTCGGCCGGTGCGAACAACGGCCCGAGCTTGCCCTTCAGAACCTCGATCGCAGCTTCGATCACGCTGCCATCGGCACCGTCGGGAACCATCACCGACGGAGCCAGAGCCTTCGCCCCGGCAGGGTTCACGCCAGCCTCGACCAGGGCGTCGACGATCGTCGACTGCTTGCGCATCGAGTTCGCTTCGGCTTCGGCAGCGGAGGCACGAGCCTCGGCTTCGACCCTGGCAGCGGTCGCCTTCTCGATCTCGGTCTGCGCTTCGGTCGCCGCCTTCTGCGAAGCCTTCAGCGCACGAGCTGCTTCCTTCGGATCTCCGCCAAGCTCGGCGATCATCGCCGCCCTGGTCGCGTCCGTTGCTTCTTTCGCTGCCTTCACAGTCGCTTCAGCGGTGGCCTTCTCGACCGCGGCGATTCGCTTCGCCTCGATGTCTGCAAGTTGTTCGGCGGTGTATTCCATCATGTGTCTTTCCTGTCGGGAGAGTTGACACACTGATCATGGCGCACCTAAGACGGGACCCTGGGACGCGACCGGTTCAGCCGCCGTCGAGCGTGACGTTCGGCAGGTCCGTTCCAGGCAGGCCAGGCAGCGCAGGACCGGCCAGGCCGAGATACTCCGCAGCCGCCGAAGCGCCGACCGCAGACGACAGATCGTCGGCACCGTCGAAGTCCTCGCCGACGATCCGTGCGAGTTCCTCGTCGGCGTCGTCGATCGGGATGCCAGCTTGCACGAGCATCTTCACGGCGGTCTGCCTGGACACGACACCGGCCGAGAGTAGCTGCGCTGCGAGGTTGGCTTCGGCGTGGACATCGGTCGGGACCGCTGGCCCGAAGTGAATGTTCACCGGGACCGTCGCCCCGGCATCGAGTGCTCCGCCGACCTGCGAGATCCGCTGCGCCAGCTTGAAGAAGAGCTGATACTTCGACGCTCGCACGAGTCGCATCATGTCGATCATCTGCTCGAACGGCGTCATCTCTAGCTTGATGCGGTAGCCGGACGCCTGCGAGGTCGCCGTGACCCGGCCCATGACCGTCGGCCCGACTCTGGAGTTCGTGCCGAGCCTGGCGTTCAACCGTTGCTCGTAGTCGAGCAGCGGGTTCAAATTCGCAGACACGTCGATCTTGTGAGGCTTCGCGCCTGGCGGCAGAGGCCAGATCGCACCGGCCTTCACCGAGTATCCGGCAGGCAGGTTGCCGCCCTCGATCGCGAACATCGGCGTCGCAGCCAGAGCCGCCGCCGCGGCCATGTCTTTGTCGAATGCTGCGATGTCATCGAAGAGCTGGGTCACGAGAGCGAACATCGACCGGCCGTAGTGAAACGTCGTCGACGGCGTGTTCGGAATGTGGATCACCGGAATGAAGTTGAAGCCTAGATCGGTCTTCGCCTGGATCGTGGTCGCTTTCGTCGGGTCGAGGGTCATCCAGTCGCCGCCCGCCCCGATCGGCCAGCGCTTCTTCGTGATGTAGCAGGTCTGATCGGTGTCTTCGCCCCAGGGCATCGAGCGGGTGAGCACGTTGCCAGCATCGTCGACGATGTCGCCGAGTTCGTACGTGACCCGGTGCAGGAACTCCGAGTCGCCGTTCGGCCCTGGTTCTTCCCAGGCGAGATGGACTTTGGTCGGGAACTCGCGGGCGTCGGTCTCGATGACCGGGAAGTATGAGTCGCAAGGGTAGACCGTGACCGACGTCCGGTTCGTTCTGGTGTTCCAGCCGAGGACGATCACGCCGTCGCCGAGCGGCACGGCGAACTCTCGCTCGGCCTCCCAGATCTTCGCTCTGACGTTCTCGGCTCGAACCCAGCCGTCGAGCCAGGTCTGCGCCTTCGTGCCTGCCCTCCAGGCCGTGAGAGCCGCCTCGTAGCCGTCGACCGATTCGTCGGCGGTGAGATCCCACTGCTCCTGATTCAGGGTCGCCAGCTTCACCGCTGCCGGTGGTGATCCCTCGGCGGCGTCGCCGGGTCGATCTCCGAGCACCGGTTCGGCAGGTTCTTCGCCAGCGCCCTCGCACATGAACGCCAGTTCCTCGGAGAGCAGACCGTCGACGACGAGATCGTTCAGGGTCGCCGGGTCGCCGTACTGGCGGTGCTCGTAGTCTGGCGTGTCGATGTTCTTCCCGGCCGTGTTGTTCTTGAACCCGGTGTATATCCGATATGCGATGAGTCGTCTCTGCTCGTTCGGTGGCACCCATTGACCATGAACGCCGAGCGCCGTGATCGAGGCCATAGCGGTCTTGTAGTTGAGCGGTGCCCACTGGTCTTCGGGCATCGACTGGCGCGTGAGGTCTGACGGCATACGGCCAGGCTAACGCCTGCGACCGCATCGAGCCGGGACGCGACGACGACCCCGGCAGCGTGCGCCTATTGGCTGCGCCGACCGGGGTCGTGTCCTTTGGAGGTGCCGCCCTGCACGGGACGACTGAGCCGACGAGGAAATGAGCCGACCCGAACCCGACCCTACATCACGAGGGCAGCGCCGCCTCCACCCGAGGATCTGGTCGGAACCTCGAAGACCTCGAAGACCGGCGTCGGCTCCGGCGTCGACAGGGTGGTTCGACGTTGCGGTGCCACCCTGTCGGCCGGGTCCCATGCTACCGAGATCGGCCCGGTGCCGTCGCCGTAGCGGTAGCCGCAGATCCAGTGAGAGATACCGCCACCGGGCATCGTGCGCAGGTGCTCGGCCATCGCCCACTGATCAGCGACCGACGCATCCTTCGCCCTGGTCCCGACGAGATCCCACCGGCCAGCGTGCTCGGCGGTCCAGTCCCACGAGGTGTCGAGGAACTGCCACAGGCCCGAGGCCGTCGAGGTCGGGTTCTCGATGTTGGCGACACCGCCCGACTCGCAGTCGATCACCCCGTTCCACGGGCCGAAGTCCGTCGGAGTCGGCTGCGCCAGCAGAAGAGCGGAAAGTACAAGAGATGCAAACACGACGAGCGAGCCTACCCGGCCCGCCCGCCATGCCGTCGATCAGAACTTCAGAGCGTCGAACTCTGCCCAGGCTGCGTCGCAGGCTTCACGGTAGCCAGCGAGGAAGTCGGCGTACGGTGCCGGAGTCGGATCGACCCAGACGACGTTGTCTGCGTCGCTCTGATCGTGGTATCCGCGGCGCTCCTTGTCGGTGCGGTTGTCGACGAGGTGAGCCGTGGCGTCGGTGCCGTTGTCGATGATGGCGACGACGTTCTCCTCGTAACGGTCGTCGGTAGGTGCCCAGGTGGACGACCGGCCGACGATGCGCTCGCTGATCACGGTGCCTTCGTAATACCCCTTCTTGCTCATAGTCGTGAGGCGCTTGGGGTAAGCCGAGACGAAGCCACCACCGTTGGGGATCTTCCAGGCTGGCCCGAACTTCCCGCTGATCACGTTGGTCGTGATCAGGTTGCCTTCGAGGTCGAACAGTGCGGTCGACACTGCGACGTTGCGAGGGATGCGAGGCCGAGCTTCGTCTTTCGCCCGCTCGATCTCGACGAAGCGTTCGTTCGCTGCTTTCTCGGCGGCTCGTGCTGCCTTGCGTCGAGCGATCGCCTCGGGGGTCGAGGCTTCGTAGCTGCGTCGAAGGTTTCGGATCTCCGCAGGTGTGAAGCCGATCTTCTCTGCGCAGTCCATGCCGATGTCGCAGCGCCCGCCGTTGCGGGTGTCTTCGCAGACGACGGCGTACTTGATGCCGGTGCCGCAGTAGTCGCAGGTGCCGCTCGGCATCGGCTCGCCGGGGATGAGGCTCCCGGCTGCTGGGGTGTAGGTGCGGACCTCGAAGCCGACGGTGCGGAGGAACTGGAAGTCTGCGTTGCTGTTGATGGTTGCTTTGGGGTTGCTCATGACTACAGGGTAACGCGTCATGAACGACTTGACGCGTTACTCGGTGAAATTTCTTTGAGGCGAGATCGGGGGACGGCCTGACAATGAACCGGACAAACCACAAAACCGGCGTCGCGCAGTCTCTCAACCGCCCCCCATGACGATCAGCCGATGCAGCTCGGCGGTCGTCGCGCTCTGATGATCCTAGCGGCTAGCCCGCCGTGCGAGTGTGCGTTCCCGTCGCACCGCACGGCGAGCCTCCGCAGCCTGCCGCTTCAACGCCGCCTCCTGCCGCAGCTTATACTTCGCATCGTTCTCCGGCGACCGCACCCGACCGAATCCGTTGTTGCCCTTCGGGTTGCTCACGCTGCCTGTCCTTCGCAGTATCGCTTCATGAATTGGGTCGTGCCGGTCGGCTCGATCCCGCGGATCTCGCACAGCTCCCAGAGCCGCACCGCCTCACACCGCCACCACTTCGTCGGGGTGTGCCACGCCTCGTCGACCTCGCACCAGAGCACGCCCTTCGTCCACGCCTCCTCGACCTCGGCCATCATCTGCCGTACGAGCAGAGTCGAGACGGTCTGCTCGACGAGGCGAAGCCAGAGCGCCGGGTTCGAGTCGACCTCGACGTGATGCCCTGCGCAGAGCTGCCAGGCATTGGCGATGTCGGTGGCGACCTGCGTGTTCTTCCGCTTCGGGATGATGTGAGCGCATTGCATGACCGGCCCGCAGTCGCCTCGGATGATGCCCCGAGCCGCGCAGCCGTTCCCGGCTTCACGCACGAGCAGCGAGTGAAGCTGGAGCGCCGTCGTCTTCGCTTGCTTCAGCGTCGGCAGCTTGTCGCTCATCGTTGACCGACGTCGAAGATCTCGAAGGACGGCTGCCCGTCAGACGAGAGACCCTGGGCGATCACCTCGAAGCCCTCGTCGATGAAGGCGATGACGTCGCCGAACCGGGCGAGCACTTCGCCGGTCGCGGTCGGCACGATGACGCCCTGACTGCATTGCCTGCCGCCACACCAGGCGGCGACCGCCTCTAACGCTGCCCCGTTGCGCTTGACCCGTTTTGATTCCATCAGCCCGATCATAGCTCCCACAAGTCGACGTCGATGCAATCACCAGGCGAGATCTCGGTGTCACCGAACGTCTCGACGACCCGACCGTGCTGGTCGTAGATGAAGCATTCGTAGCCGTCGAGATCCCACTGGTCGAGGCACCAGGCTTGCAGCTCGACGAGCGTGCCCCTGGCTGAGCTGCGAGCGAATCGGTCGAGTGTTGATCCGGTGAGCCGAATCTCGTGTGGGCGGATTATACGGAGATGTCCTCGTACCCGTGGCAGTAGCTCCTCGTACTCGTGGCACTCGCTCATGAGTCCCGAGACCTGGCAGCGCGTGAACCCCAGATCCTCGCCCATGATCAGTACCGTCCGAGTTGGCAAGTCAGATAAGAAGGCTTCGAGCAGTTCTTCGTCTTCGTCGTTTAATCCTGATCGGTCGTCGTTGACTATCGCCGGTGCGTAGGTGTCCCCGATTACGTAGCTCATCCGAAGAACTCCACGACGCTGCCGCCGCGGTTCTCGTGGTACGTGCCGTTCGCTTCGAGCATGACCCGGATGCCTCGCTCGTCGACGACCAGGCCGCGATGGACTGCCGCCAGCTCGTAGAGGCCAGACGACTCGGCGTACGACTCGACCGCAGCGTCCCAGCTCTGATGGGCGGCGCAATCGTTTACAGCGGCCCTGAGGTCGTCTGGCGTGTCAACGCCCAGGTGATTGACCGCCGCCTCAACGATGTCCGCTCCGTGCGCCTCGATGGCCTGGCCGAGCGCTGAGATCCACTCGATGGATTCCCACTCGCCGAGCTTCACCGGGAATCCCTCATGATCGTGGATCGCCCATTCTTCGGCGTTGGGGATCGTCGAGGCTTCGAGCATGTCGGCGATTTCGGCCTGGATGTCTTCGGCGTCGAGGGTGGCGTCGATCCACTCGCCGTGGAGTCGGCCTTCGTTGTAGTCCGAGAGACTTGCTACGTAGATTGCTGGTGAGTTGTTCATGTCGGTTCCTTCTGGTTGGTTGGGTTGTTATCGCTGGCTTGCGCCCCGGCCGAGGCCGCGAGTCTCGTTGCGACGTGCTCGGATCTTGGCGAGCCGATCGGCGTTGGCC